GGTAGCTTCAGCAAAAGCAGTTGCAAGATTAACTTGCATACCTTGCTTGTAAAGCTTTGCAACGTCAAGAATTTGGTCAACTTGAACTTCACCGAAGTCTGGTTGGAACTGCATTTCTAGACCGTTCATGGTATAACCTACGTTAGTATATGCTGCATCATTTGAAAGTGTCTCTCGGAATGATACCTCAGTGCTAAAAGTCTCCAATGTATTTGGAGCTAGGGTTGTGTCTGCAACGAAAAGTGCTGCTGCACCAACGATAATGTTGGACGACGTTCCACGACTATATGCCATTTATTCACCTCTTTCTGTAAAAATAGATATTAAGTTTTTGGCGTTTGTTTCCTCAACTTAATTATAACACCATTTTATGTATATCTGGCGTTGACCGCATCTGTGGTGTGATAGTCATACTCAATGACCAGCTTATTTAGAAATAGTGTCCTGGCTGAGGCCAGCTCTGCTATATCCCGTGATTCATCTGCCTGGTAAACCTTAGTATTATGGAAATATACGTTAGGGGTAATGACATTACCATTTTCGTCTAAAATATCATTTGATGCAAGCCACAGGTTCATGTCTTGAGCTGAAGAGTCTTCTCTGTCTAAACACTCAATGATTACTCTGGTTACATCAAACAAGTTAGTCAGATCTGGGGCATATATAAAATAGACTAGCTGCTCACGCTTATTTCTATAAAAAGCATTAGGTCTAAATCTAATTAATCTATCAAACATGATTACAGTGGCATTAGGGTTATTTCTAATATACACACTATCGTTATAGATATCCTCTATATTTATTGGGCTTTGTGCTGGGAAAAAAGGTTGAAATGGATTAGGTCCGTCTGGAACCAGGCCAAACTCTTTAAGCTCACTATTTATATAAGCATTAAGAAAGGTTGGCGGGAAGCCAGTATTTAAATTAACGTTAGAAGCCATATGTCTATTCTACACCAATCTTTGCATTAATTATCCATTTATATCCAGTATCAATACCCTTGTTTTTACCTGCTTTAGATCCCGCTTTAATATTTTTCTTAAATACTGTAGGCTTTTGGATATAGTCATAAAGGCCACAGGCTCTAAGAAATGATTGTTTAAAATATTTTAGCATAAACTCATCCATAACATTTTCAAACGATCCCTCAACATAATCTCCACCAGGGTTTCTCACAGTGATTGAGCCTTTTGTAAAAACAGTTTTGCCACCTTCATTAAATACTAAGACTGATGATTTTTTAGGTGATATTGTAACTGAAAGACCCTCTTCCATAATTCTTGCTTTATTATAAAATGGGGTATTAGCATCTTCTTGTAATGTTCTAGACTGCCTAAAACTTGAATTAATTCTTAGTCCTGAGTTGCTAACTTTATACTGTAAATCAAACAGTCTGGCTGATGGACTGCCTACCTTATACCATTCATAAACATGATGCAACGCATTTGGATTACCCCTTGCAGAAACATCTATATAAGATGCTAAAGCTTCAATAACTCCTTCACCAAGATTTTTTAAAAATAAAGCTTTTCCTTTTTGAATACCGTCTAGAAAGCCTATAGAATAATTGACAATGTTTGTCATTTGTTTTTCAAATTGTTTTGTATTAGTTCTTGCTATCATCAGTCACTCACTGTTTGATTCTCTGTTCTACGCCAGAGCATCTTAAAGTATTCTACTGATCCAAAAGGTCCAGTAAATGGTTCTACGGTTGCCATTTCGTATATGGTTCCTTTGCCAGATCTTGGACCTGCTGTTTCTTTATAAATCATCTCGTCATAAGCATTACGAATATTAGTTACTAAAATATTAGTTATAGCATTTTCAGAATTGTTAGAAGATGTTCTTGGATCAGTCTTAGTTCTAGCAATAAGCTTATTCTCATATTGAAGAAATGTTTCTGGCTTAATGTCTTCAGTTCCTGCACCGCCAACACTTGTGGCATTGCATATTATTGTTCTATCAAAAACCCAAGTTTTAGTTGCTTGTCCATACTGTGTTTGATTAATAATAGGATAATATATATCAGCCTTCATTGGATACATGAAATCTGTTTGTTCGCAAGAATCCATTACAAGACTCCTGGGCGGATAATCGTTTCTACGTATTTGTTAAGAATTTTATCTACCATGATATTGCCAGTGCCTTCTATCATTCTTTTATCATATTCAATTTTAAATTGATCTGTGCTATAGTTCTTAACATACCGCTTGTAATAGTCTAGCTTGCCACATTTAATATCTTCAATTAACATTTTGGTTGCATCGGTAATATCTACTGGAACTACTTTATATCCAGTTTCTAGTAAAAATATGCAGTCAAGTCCTTCTGGAAAAGCTGCACTTGGGAAAATAGTCTGAACGTTGCCACTATCTTCTGTATCAAATAAACTAATTGAGTCTGAAGGTGCAACAGGTATTCTTGGATATTTTCTTTCTGCACGGCTTAAAGAATCAACAAATGCTACTGGATCTTTTGTAATTGCAGTTTTATCTTTAGTAATAATGTAATTGTATTCTTTTAATGCTGGACCATTTACGGTATCAGTAAGGTCGTAAACTAACTCTGCATTTTCATATGCCTTCAAAATTTTATGTGTTTTTTTCCAAAGCGGTATATAGTCAGTTCCTTGTCCAACAACTTCTAAGTATGTTCTATTATAATAAAATCCACCAGTTATAGAATCAATTATCATTCTTGCTAAATTTTCATATTCTGTATAAGCGGCAATATCTGATGCTGTTCCAGAGGTAGCAAGTGTAGCTGGGTTTACATATGGTCTAACAATTTCTAAATTATCCTCAACAACAATATCTCCACGCACAAGGTCTACTCCAGATGATCCAGCATCTTCATAAATACTTATGGCATAAGACTTATCATATTTTACAAAATCTCCAGTTAAAGAATATACAATTTTTCCTTCTGAAGAAGATGTTTGTCCAGACTCTCCGCTAATAAACACTTCAAGTTCTGTTTGCTCTGCTACATCTTCAATAACAAGAATATAGTCTGCGGACTCATCTGGAACTGAATAGGTTACAGAGAGTGGATATGGTGGGGTGCGAAGAATTGTTGACATAATTATTTACCGTAGTATGCGGATACCTCTTCAGGTGGTGCAATTCTAACCAACCTGTGTGTTAACCACTTTTCCGATGCCTCCTTTGAGACTATATTGTAACCTACCTTTAAAGCACCTAAATTATCCATATGTAGGTTTCTTTCTGAATATAGGGCTACCTTATTAATTAAAGTTTTTGTTTTTTCTACTTCTTCTACTTCTTCTATTTTTTCTTTTTGCTTTGGTGGAATCCAGCTAGCTAAAATTTCTAAAATTTCAAGTTTAGTCTTTGCATCAAACAATTCAATATTATTTTTTTTGGCATATGCCTTTAATGCCATTACGGTCTTTGTTGATAACTCTTCTATTGTTAGACTCATAATTCTCCAGTGCTCATTTGTAATTATACCAGAAAAGAATAAAGCGGGTAGTTTTTACGCTACCCGCCATATTACTTATTGGTTAAATCTTAGGAATCAGCACTATCTGAGTCGACATAAGCGACTGCATCTAGCTCTTCCCATTGGATACCAAAGCGAACGAATACTGTGTATTCGATTGTGTCCTTCTTTGCACGATATTCACGATTTACTGTGATATCACGTTGGAAGCCCCATACACGGTTCTGAGGGAATGTCAAGTCGACATATCCTGCAGGGTAATAAGGAACTTCAAGAACATCTACACCAAGCACACGGGTTGTGCGTGTATTGCCAAGTGTTTGTGCAGTTCCATCAAGAAATTCTTGACGGTTTGCTTGTGTGCTACCAGTGCGATCTGAGAAAGCTGCTGAAATAGCGTCTGCTAGTGTTCCGTTGTTACGGACAATACCAGCGAATGCATCAGTTCCTGCGTAGAACTTAAGGTTTGACTTAAGTGCACGATACTTGCGTGGCATTGCTAAAAGCAAGCCCTGCATTACTGATGTTGTGTAGTTATCGTCTGTAACTGTTGCAGCATATTCGTGAGCATCGTTTCCGACTGTTCCACGAGTTTGCTTTACGAATCCAGGCATAATTGAAAGGAATGCGTCTGCACCTGAACCTACACCATTAATGGCAAGGTCTTCGATGTCGTTAGCAAATGCATTAGTCATCAAGCGAACTAGATGATCTTCAAGTGCTCCGCCTTCAATATTGTCTTCAAGTGCTTCAGTAGAGACTTCCCAGTCAAGACGAATCTTTTTGGTTGTCAATTCTACCTTTGTGAATGTTGCACCTGCGTTTGTGTAGTCTGGTGCTCCTTGAGCAGCAGCACGGATTACACGCTCTCCAACGTTGACCTTTTCGATCTCCATTGTGTTTGCTCGCATTGTAACTCTACGTCCATCTTTGGCGAGAACTGTTGCATCCCACACATAGTCGATGAAGCGACGAGCTTGTTCTGGTGCTAGAATACCACCTGCTGCGCCTGTTGGGTTAACTGCGTTTGCTCCAGTTGTTGAACCGAAAGCTGCAGTTGCTGTGTTACCGAGTTGTGATCCTACAGACGCTGCTGCAGAGTCCAAACCAGTTGCGCTACCAACACCACCAGATACGAAACCGCCTTGAGAGTTAATCTCATTGCCTGCTCCGCCTGATCCAGGGTAGTTCTTTTCTAGATTGTTATTTTGTTCCGACATATTGTTCACCTCCTAGTGATTTTATATCTTAGTTGAATAGGTCGGTTGATTTGAGGAAACGACCGCCCCATAGGGATTTTTGGGCCTTGGTAGGCTCAAACTGCACGATCTCGCCTAGATCGCCAGACTTGCGGAAAGCGGTATCTTGCTCTACGGCATCTACTCGCTTACCAAACTCATTAAAGACACCCTTAACATTGTTAACTTCTCCAGATACGGCTTTAACCTCACCAGATACAGTGTCAATAGATTTACTTAGTGCAGCAATTTGGTCATGTAGTGACTTTACTGTTGCTGCAAGATCGCCAAAGGCATTTGTAAGAGAATTCTTGATTTCAGTAACTGCCTCAACAATTACTTCATCAGATTTAGTTACATCATTTACGTCTGCAACCTTTTCTCCCTCTTCTGATTTTTCAATAGAAGAATCTGCACTACCATCATCTGATTTAGCAACTGCAAGTTCTTCAACTGCTGCTGCTTCCTCAACGACTGCAATAGCTTCTTGAGCTACTACTGGTTGTGCCTCTGGAGCGACCTGAACATCTTCAACTACAGTATCTAATACTGCTCCTGTTGCTTCTGTCATAGGACTAACCTCCTTTGTAATCTTAATTGTGCTAATGCCTTTGGCACTATCAACTAAGAACTTTATCATATTTACTTTTTCGTTATCATTCTTTTCAACAAACCCTATATTTTGCATTTGCTTTTGTGTTACTGGATGCATTGCTATTTCGGAATCTGAAACCATAACCATTCCTGTTTCTGCATCATAAAAAATATTTTCTGTTTCAACTTTTGAAAGCATTCCGTCAATCACATTATGACCATCTTTCTTCTCTATAGAAACAATATTGGCAAATTGATTTGCTGGAGAATCTACCAAAGATAATTCAAAAAGATCATAATCTTTAATTACACGGATTGTCTTATCCATATCTTCATTGTAGGCATCATCCCAAGACTTAATGTTTCCACCAATTGAGAAACCTGTGTATGTTCCGTCTAATACTTTTTCCCAGGCATTTTGGGCACCCTTTGAAACGTATGCAGATACATAAACTCCGCTATAAAACTTCTTATCATTTGGATCAAAGTATCTATCTTCTTTAAATGAGACTATCTTTCCAACTGCTGATGGTTGGTGCATTTCTCTTAGATTCCCACGGAAATTCTTAAATGCTTCAATACTTGATTCGGTTGTTACAATGTCACCTTGCTTATCAATATTGTCAAGGGTAGCAAAACCTGACACCATACGGCGTTCAATATCTACTTTTCCAATAGGCATTGAAAGACGAACATTGTCGCCATCAGTTACCCAATGTCCTTTATTTATATTCATAGCTTATCTATTATACCAAACATTTTCAACATATCTCAATTACTGAGATGCTCTCCCTTCGCCCTGTGCATTTCTTCCAGAAACAGTTGTAGTAGAGTCTGAATTATTATTTGTTCTTTCAGAATCACGTTGCCTGTTACCTGCAAGATTTGCTGCTGCGTCAGTTGCCTGACGTGCAGACATTACAAAAGGCTCATCCCCATCTGCTCTTTGTGGAAGATCTAGTTTAATTCTAGCCTCATTTGGAGTCATAACTTGAGTCTTAACGTAACGTTCAAGAATTTGTGATTGAGCAATCTCATCAGTTAGAGTGAATTCATTAAACTTAAGCTCAAGAATATCCGTCTTTTCTTTAATAATCTTATTTACTACCTTGGCAATATGGCTTTGTGCTGGACGGCAAACTTGTTCTTTAAATGTTCTATCTTGGGAAATAGCTGCAGCAACGCCAGAGCTTTCAGATCCACCAATTTTAGACATAGGCATCTGATGGGCAATAAAAATATCATCACGATTTTGTTTACGATACTCTTTAAATGAACCGTCTTGAATGCCATTTTCAACAGCTTCCATCTTAAACTCAACTTTGTTTTGATCGGTATCCCCAGGAAGAGGAATGTAGAGAGTTCTATGTGACTGAGATTTTAAACCAGTTTGAAGGAATCTAAACATCTTATCCTCACCGTCAGAAGATAACTTTGCGCCTTTAAGAGTTACAACATATCTTGGAACTGCTTTGTTTTCAAAATAATCAATGTTGTATTGAGATGCAAGTTGATCACCGATCAAGGACGGAAGGGCAGCAATAATGTCTGGAATTCCATAGTATGTGTTTAATGGAGAATATTCTTTATAATGAATGATTTCATTTGGACGAGCATCTGCTGTCATTGGATTTGGATTTTTAGCCCCAAAATTTCTAAAGTAAACTACGGAGTTTCCAATAATTTGAACAAAGCCATCGTGAAGACGACGCACACGAACTGTGGTTGCTGGAATGTGGCCAAGATATCCAATTTCTCCAGTTATTGTTCTTCCTATTTCTAGGAATCCATTTCCTGTAGCTTGAACATCTGTGTAAAACTTTTCCATTGTTTTTGTAAATGAATCATCATCGTTTAGATTTTCTATCCAGTCTTTAAGCTCAAGTTTCATTCTTTCAATTCTACGACGAGCACGATCAACTGCTGCCTGGTCATCATTCATTTCAAACCTAAGCATTGTTTTATCTGCTAATTCAAATGAATATCCAAGGCCAACAACGTTTTCTACCTTTGCATCAATAGCAGCATGATTGGCAAAAGATGTATCATAAAAGTTAGCTAATTCATACATGTTGTATGGTGGAGTAATAACATCAAACAAACCATAACCATTACGATATACCGTTCCAGGATTAATAGCTTTTGAAGAAGCATCTACCCCTGTTGGTGTTGCATTAGCTGAATCTAGATATGCATTTGTTGCAGTATTAATTGCCTTTGTTACATTCCGTGCAGTTTTTCTGCGGAAGTTTTGATTAAGACCTGAATAGTCTTTTAAATTATCCCAAGATTTATTAAATGGATCTTGAGAAGCAAAAATGTTTTCATCTTTTTCTTGAGTGTTGAGTCCAACACTTACATATTCATTATTCATCGCTACCATACTTATCATAAGTTTGTCGTGCTGCAACCCAAGCTCCATGATCATTCATAGAAGGGATTAAGCCATTTTTCATTCTATCTAGTTGTTCTGAATACTCTTCTTCACTAATTCTGGTAAGTCCTGGAACAAAAACACACTTTCCTTCCCCATCATCACCGTAGTGCATTGCAACCTTTTTTAATTCTGATATTTTAGATATATCTCCACGCATTGATTCTATATTTAGAATGCTTCCTTCGCCATCTGTAAACCAAGAACCATTAGACTTTTTGTATACGTAAAGACCCCAATTGTAGTCTTTTTCAATTACTTTGCGTCGGACATTGCCAACTTTTTTAAGAATCTCATTATCCATAACCATAAGTATAGCATATTAGACAGGAACCTTGACAGATGTCTGCCAAGATGTGTCTGTATAGATTTTTATCTTATCTGCATCAAAAATCATTCCTTCTGAGTCATCAATAATAATCTTATTAGTTCCAAGGTAGGTTTTATAAACAGCATCGGGGTTTACACCATATAAGCTGGAGGTTCCAATTACTAAAACGCCCTGCCAAGTAAAGTTGTTTATCCAGTATTGCCAGTTAAAGTTAGTTATACCATCAGTCTTAACCTTTAGCCAAGGTCTAACCAGTGTGCTTTGGATCTGTTGCAAGTTGTTGGCTTGATAATATCCAACGTTATTAAATAGCATTGGTCCAGTTAAATTAATTCCCCCTAGATATAGGTCAAGATTTAGGGCATTAGAAAATGCTATTCCAAGAACCCCCCACTCTTTAACAGTTATGACTGGCTCTCTAACTAATGATCCATTCCAAAAATATGACAACCCATTGAAGTCTAAGCCAGTGTTTTGGCTTTTTGCATAGATTCTTGCTCTATTTCCTTTTTCGCTATCCGCAACCATATAAAATTTAATCTTATCGTTTTTATAATTAATCTCAAATAACTCAGTTGGAACTAGTGGAAAATTTTCTTCATCATATCTCATCCAAAGCTGTGCAGCACTGACACGATAATTTGATGCTAATTCTTGATTTATTGGAACAGCAATACCCCTACTTATCTGTTTATCAAATTCACCACGAACCTGTATTCCACTTTTTCTATCTAAGTATAAATATGGTGTGCTTCCTTTATATATACTAAATGGATTTTTAGATTTATAGTCATAATATATTCCAGATCGTTTATACGGAAATAGGTTAAGTCCAAAACGAGTTCCAATTGGATTAAAAGAATTTTCACTTAGTGCTTGTGAAGCAAACTCTAGCCTGCTAAGTTTAATTGGCTTTGTTAGCGTATTCCTTAAATTAAACTCTAAATGAAATACAACAGCTAAATCATTAAAATCAACAGTTTTTGTGGGGTATATTAAAGTGTTATCAATAATTTCAAATTTAGTATTAGCCCACTGTGCATGTTCATCCATGTCTATTATTTTATTACTTTTTGGAGTTTCTGTTATAGTAAAAGAATCTTGTAAAGCATTTGCTCCGTCAGCAACATACTGGAATGTTAGATAGCTTCTAATTGAAGCACTTGTTGTATCATATTCATAATATTTTGCAGATTTTTGTAGCATGTCTTCATAGTCTGCCCAGCCAGTATATAATATATTACCTAGTTGCTCATATGTTTTTTGAACTGGATTTTTATATTCATTCTTTAAATCAGAATAAGTCCAGTTTTCTACAATTGATTCTGACTCTAACAATTTATCTGGGGAAGGGTATCCAATATTAAATTGTAAAAAATCTAAATCATAAAACTCATTGCCAACATCATTTGTTACAAATTGTGCAAAGTATGACAAAGGTAAATAATCTTGCCAGTATCCAGATACTCCAATATCCAAAAAGAATTTATCATATGCTTCTGTTGGTAGTAATGTATAGCTTGCTGTGTGATTAATTAATTCTGTAGAAGTTTCTGCAGTTGTTCCGCTTTCTGATAAATCATCAAACAATACAAAACCAGATTCGTCAAAGTAATTTTCTATTTCAGCTGCATTAGATGCAGTAGATAGTCCAACAGAATAAATTTTACCAGTAAACGTATTTTCTTCTCCTTCATCTCCTCCCACATATAGCTTTAATGAATTTTGAGTTCCAAAAAAGGATGAAAGGTTTTCTCCAAATTTATTTGTTATTGTTTCAAGGTTTATGCCTACCGAAAACAACTGGCCTGATTGAAGATTGGCCGTTGTGTAAAGTAACTCTTCTACTCCGTTAGAACTTAAAACATATTTAATCAAATCTTCTTCTTGTCTAATAATAAAAAAATCACCATTTATAGAGTTATATATTTTAAGAAGTGTTTGTGGCTGTATTGTTCCAGATTCTGGCCCAATATCAGTTGTATTAAAAACTGCATAGACAGACCTAACCTGATCTTTTAAAAGATTGAATTGTGGAAAATTAAAATAACATTGTTTTGAATTCCAAGTATTATTTGGTCTAAATGTAATAAACTTGTTTGGCACTGTAAGCCCAGAAGCAACCTCTTGGATTTCTTGATTATCTAAATAAAGCTCATTTAATGTTTTTGATCCTGTTGAAATTTCGGGTAGTGAATATTCTGGAGTTGTTAATACCGTAGACGTTGTAACTAAATTATCAAAGGCCCCCTGTTGCCATTGTGCAAAACCTGGATAGTTATAGTTAGCCGTATAATCTGCAAATGGATAATCTATAAATGCAGAAGTTCCTCCGTAAGCAGAGTTAATTCCTTCAGGAGAAAGAACTCCTTGGCCATAGACCCATCGTCTTTTAGCAACCGTTATTGGAACTTGGTATGAATATATGGCAACACAATCTATTTCTATTGGAGAAACATTTTCATATGCATAAAAACCAAGCCAATCTTGTGAATCTCCATTAACAATTTCACTTGGCAATTCCATATTAGCAGTATCTATTGTTAAAGATATTACTTCTTCACCATTCAGTATCATTGTTGCAGAATTATTAATTATACGAATTTGAATAAGCATTGGCCTTACCCATTCGCCAACAAAATGCGAAGCAAAACTATCACCAAGAACTAAAGTTAAAAATCCAGACTCTACATAAAGTCCATTAGATCCAACAATTGGACCAAATATTCTTTTAGGCTCTACTGTATCAGAATTTATTCTTGCCCAAAACTCTACGGTATATTCTTTATATCTTCCAACTTCATTTAAAAATCCTTTACCAGGAACTATTAAAGAAGGCTTCCCAGATGTATTAGGTATTAGTTTTGTAACTCCTGATGCACCATAGACTAAAGGTATACTAGTATTTTTTGCAAGCAACGCATTATTGTTTACTAAGTAATATCCTTGATCTGAAGAAATACCATAAGCTGATGCTGGAATTACTTTGTCTGTAGTAGTTATAGCTATGTCAGATGGAAATACTGATGGAGTTACACCAAGAGATGTAGTATTAAATTCTTCTGACCACTGTCCTAAAGTAATTCCATTTAAATAAAATTCATAGTCTGTTGAGCTAGCTCCACCAGTTAAATATGTTATTTTAATTACTGCACGTAGGTTTGTATATTCATTTGGAGTTTCAAATGTTTTTGAAATAAATGCCCAATTTTGAAATAGGGTTGTTTCAAATGTTTCTAGTTTTTGAACAATTTGGGAAGTGGTTGTATCTGTATATTCATATCCAATAGATATAGATTTAATATATGCGCTATTTGAATAAAAATATGAACCAACACAAAATGTAGCAAGCTCTGAATTTAGATCAGAAAAATTAACAAGATCGGAACTGATAGAAGTTACACTTCCAGTAGCACCAACTGGAACAGTTCCCCTTAGCCTTGTTGTTATGCTATCTGGAAATGGTTCATTATCTATAGTTGATACTAGTGATGTTCCACCTGTAGTAGTCCATTGAGTTTGTATATTCCGCTGAGTTTCTGAAATAAGGCTAATATAGTCAGACGCATCATCTAATGCCCAAAGCACCAATGGGTGCTCTGAATATATCTTTTCTGCATATAGATTTGATGGGTTAGACATGATAACCCTATTATAGCAGGATGGAGATTAATATAATTTAATTTCACAGGCATCTGTAGAGCAATATGCTTCTCCAGCAGCCTCAAGATTTTCTACTCCATCATAAATAGCAGACCAGTCAATCTTACCAATTTTACCTACATGAGAATTATACTCTTCACGAGTAATCTCGGTATAAGGTTGTTGTGGATAAGTTTTATTGCCCATTGGAAGGAATGAAACTGCCTTTAGTTGTCCCTCATACATATTAAGAGCTGGAGCAATAAATTTAGTCTCTTCTTCTTTGTCAAATGAAAGAGTTACAGAGACACCATTATCTGACCAATACTTTTGAGCAGTTGCTGCTAGACCAATCTTTTCAAATAGGCTAACTTCTTTTTCAGAACGTTTATGTCCTGATGCTATTGGAAAATATATTACTGAAGTATTTGCTGATACTAAGTCATCTTCAATTTTATATCCCGCTGCTTTAAATAAATAAAGCATAGGATCAGTATTACCAAAACGAATAGCACGGAGATAAAACTCTCCTCCAGGACCCCAGTGAACTCCAGGAGTCGCACCAGAAAGAAGTGAGACAGAGCCTGATGGCTTTACTGTTGTTACACGAATTGATTCACGAACACATAGCCACTCAGAATATTCATGATCGTAGTGACGAATCTTTTGATATCCTTCATCCATCCATTCACGAACAGTTGGCAAACCATTCTCATCTGCAAATGATGCAATACCAGTAAGTGATGTTCCAATTCTACGGTTACGTTGCATAATACCGTTTGTCTGTTGCCAATGTGTTGGAAGAAGAGTTACAGTTTTACCATATAGGTATGCAAACTTTAATGTCTTAAGAAAATCTTCCTTAGATTCATGGCGATTTAAATGAACTTCTACAAGTGTGCATAATTCGTATGACTCTAATGGCTGCTCTGCACAAGGATTAAATCCCATAACTCTAGAGTCTTTTCCATCTGCAGGATCTGCAAGACGACCAAAGTTTCTAGCAACATCAAGCCAAATAAAACCTGGCTCACCATTATCTGCAATTAAATCTACATAGTCTTCATATTTTGTTCCAACCTCAGCAGCAATAGAGTTGTTACTCATCCATGCCCATCCTGGTTTATCTGGATCATATGAATTTCTTTCTGGGAATACTTCAGGATTTTTAAGATTGATAAAAGTATCATCTCCTGGAGAGCCAAGTGCCAGGGTAGCAGAACGACGAACATTTCCAGAAACAACACATGTTCCAATAAGATTTACGATATCGACAATAGCTCTAGAATCAAGTGTTTCTCCAGCTCTAGCGCCTACTACATTATTGATCTTGTCATGTAGTGCAATCAAAGGTGCTGGACCGCTAGCAATGCCACCAAAGCCCTTAATGGGGGCTCCTAGTGGACGGATAAGGTCATAGTTAAACTTTTGAATAGATTGGTTTGGACGTAGGTATGAATTAAGTAGCATTCTAACTGAATCTACCCAGCCCTCACGGGTATCTGGAATATCCCAAACATTTTCTGGTTCTGTAGGTCCATAAATAGGCATATTTTTATCTTGCCCAATAGTATCAAACCCTACACCTATACCTAACATTAAAGCATCCATTACCCAAGCAAAAAGGGCTCCTGGATCATTACGATCAATATCACGAGTGGATACCATTGCACAATTTTGAAGGGATGCGGAGTTGCGCTTTTCCATAGTCATAGGAGTTCCAAATGCCCATAGCCCACGTCCTGGAGGTGTCCATTTTAATTCAAACATTCTTTGAAAAGCTTCTTGAGCAGACTTCTGTGCTTTGTTATCATTCCAAGGTAAACGATTATCTTTAGCATGATTTTTTTGAACTGAATACATACCCTCAATTACACGGCGACAAACTTCATGCCAACGCTCTTTTGTTCCATCCTCTTTCATGCGAGAATATGTTCTAATAAAAGTAATTTCTCCCAACGAGTTAGATCCTGCATCTGAAAATCCAAATGGTGCTGGGATATTATTATATTTATTTACAAAATCTTCTGATAGACGAAACGAAAAAACTTCTGACATTTATATTATACCTTTCAAGTATTTGATTGAGGACTTCTCTTTTTTGGAAGTTCTCTTAGTATATCATGATTTTAAAAAGAAAAACACGCCTGTTTAAGACGTGTTAATCTATACTTTAGGGTTAGAGCTTTGTTCTTTTTAATTTACTATTAAGTTAATAGTTTTTAGAATCCACCAAATCTAGGTGGGAAGAACGGGAATGAAGGTGGGAAGAACGGTGGGAAGAACGGGAATGAAGGTGGGAAGAACGGGAAGAACGGGAAGAATGGAAAGAATGGGAAGAACGGTGGAAAGAACGGTGGAAAGAATGGGAAGAACGGTGGGAAGAACGGTGGTGTTGTAACACTGCCAGAAGCAGATGAAGTTACAGAATTACCATTAGCATTGGTAGCATAAACAGTATATGTTTGTGAAGTGTTTGCTTCTTGAGTAACAACAACAGATAGAGTTGCTCCGCTAACTGTTCCAGTTTTACTATCAGAAGAAGCCCATGTGTATCCAGTAATAGCGCTTCCACCAGTTGCTGGAGCAACCCAAGTAACAGTATCTGCAAGAGCTGCTGTTGTTACGGTTGGAGCTGCTGGAGTTGCTGGAACAGTGGTTGCTGTTATAGAACTAGATGCACTAGAGGCATCTGAAGTTCCAACTGAGTTTGTTGCTGTTACTGTAAAGGTATAGGCAGTATTAGATTGTAATCCTGTTACAGTTAATGGTGATGTTGCACCAGATGCTGTATAGGATCCAGGAGAAGAAATAACTGTAAAGGATGTAATCGGTGCACCATTTGATCCACCTGATGAGAAAGATACACTTGCTGATCCATTATTGAATGCACGTCCAGTTCCAGCATCTGTTGCAGATACGCTTACTGGAGCGTTAGGCTTTCCTGCACCCTGAAATCCAAGACCTCTTACACCAGCTCCTCTACCACCAATAATAGGCATCTGCTATTCCCCCCTTATGCGAACTTTGTCTGTGATCCAAATGCTGTAAAGGCAGCATTTCCTGTTTTTACTATAGTGTATGAATAAATATCAATGCTGTTTGCATTTCCTGCTGCTGGAGCAGTTCCATTTTGCCACTTTGGAGTTACAGCAGAACCATCAATTTGGAATCCTGTTTGATAATATGGAGTTTCGCCATTTGTAACAAAGAAAACAACTGTAATTGAGTCATTTGTAGTTAAGCTATCATTAAGAGTAGTTCCTGAGCTTCCACGAACATTTAGTGTCCAGTTAGCGCTTGCATTTGAAGTATAGTATAAAATACCACTTGTTAAAACATCTAAAGGAATTGTTCCAGTTGCTGCAGTTGCAGATACAGATAAACGCTCTTCTGGTCCTTGTAAAATTGCATTTGATAATACTGCATTTGTTAATGTTGGTGTCTGAGAAAATACTAGGGAACCTGATCCAGTTTCACCTGTTACGGCTGCTGCTAAGTTTGCAGATGAAGGAGTTCCAAGGAATGTAGCAACACCTGTTCCGAATGATGTAATTCCTGTTCCACCATTTGCTACTGCAATTGTTGTTCCGTTCCAAGTTCCAGATGTGATTGTTCCTACGGATGTAAGTGAAGATCCTGTAACTCCAGAGCCAAGTGTTGAACCAGAAAGAACTGATGTTCCATTAATTTCATAAACTTTTCCTGTTACTAGGTTAAAATCTTCTGAAGATGTCCAAGCATCTGTAGCATCTATCCAGTTAATTGTTTTATCGGTTGCGCCCTTTAATGTGATACCGCCACCATCGGCAGTTATATCTGTAGGTGTTGCAACATCACCAAGAACAACGTTCTTGTCTTCTACTACAAGGCTAGTTGAGTTAATATTTGTTGTAGTTCCGTTTACTGTCAAATCCCCAGAAATTGTTAAGTTAACTGCTGTTGCAGTTCCTGTAAATGCTGGTGCTGCAAGAGGAGCCTTAGCATCTAGTTGAGTCTGAATTGCAGAAGTTACGCCATCTACATAGTTTAATTCTGTAGCGGTGGCAGTTACTGCAACATCTTCATTAATCTTAGGGCTTGTTAAAGTTTTATTTGTTAAAGTTTCTGTTCCTGCAAGTGTAGCAAGGTCTGCATCAGTAACTGCTGTATTAAATTGTGCAATTGTTCCTGATACTGTGTTTGAGCCAAGAGCAACTGTTTTATTTGTAAGGGTTTCAGTTCCAGCAAGTGAAGCTACATCGGCATCAGAAACTGCAGTGTTTAACTGAGCAAGAGTTGAAGTAACTGTATTTGAACCAAGTGAAATTGACTTGTTTGTAAGTGTATCTGTTGTTGCTCTACCAACTAATGTATCTGTTGCATCAGGAAATGTTAATGTGCGATCTGCTGTTGGGTCTCCTGCTGAAAGTGTTAGCTCAAAAGAATCTGCAGTAGAACCTTCCATTGTAATTGTTGAAGTAAATACACCAATGTCTGTAATATCTGAGAGGTTTCCAGTTGTAATAACTGTTCCTGTTACGTTAGGAATTGTAATTGTGCGGTCTGCGGTAGGGTCTGTTACTTGAATAGTAGTTTCATATGAATCGGCGGTAGCACCTTCAAAAGTAATGCTAGTTCCAAAAGCAGGATTTACTGTGGAGTTAATGTCAGAAAAATAGTCTAGATCAGCCCAGTGGTTTGTTCCATCACCAATTTTAAATTTATTAGTATCAGATTCCCAACCCATTTCACCAGCATTTAATACTGGGTTTGCAGAAGTCCACTGAGAGGCGGTTCCTCTACGCTGTTGCATTCTTGTTGCCATTTAAAACTCCTTCTGTGTCCCCTGTTTATATTATATCAGATAATTAGTTAAAATTATCAGTTGCTACTCCGCCATCGTATGTTGCTTCAAAACTTGCGGTATTGTATAAACCAGCACTTACTAAAACTCCTGGTTCATTATATGCTCCACCACTAATAAATGTGCTAACAATTAGCCCACTACCATCAATAGCAGTATCATGTATATGGTCTTGTAGCGTTTCTGCGTCTTGAAGGGTTGCAATTGCTACCCATTCAGAATCATAATAAATATGAACACGCTCTGTTAACGTATCAAACCATAAATTTCCATTTACTGGAGATGCTGGTTGTGTAGTTCCAATTGTTGGTGTTCCTACAGCTGAATCTACATAAAGCTTTGTTGCTGCATGTGTATTTTCAGTAGGAGTGGCAACTGTAACAGTTCCTCCAAAAGTTCCGCCTTCGGCTACTGCAATGCCGTGCTTTACTCTAAAGTCCTTATTTACTGTTGCCACAATCTACCTCTTTCTAATTATGCTTCGATATAAACTTTGTTAACTTTAACAACAGTATCTATTGCTGCGCCAGTAACCTGTAGAAGAACGTTTCCGCTGCTATAAACAGCATCTGTTGTTCCTAGTTGGGTATTACTGATTACATCTGCATACTCTGTTAAGTAAACGTTATTTGAGCCATCAACTGTAACAAGTAGTTCAATTACTTCAATGTCAGTGCCCTTTTTCATTTGAACAATATACTTTGCAGATGAATAAGTTGTTGCTGACCATGTGTCAATTGTTGTTGCTGAAGTTGATGCGGTTGCTGTAGCAGTTCCAAGCAAAGCATCTGTCAGTGTGATAGATGTTGCTGTTGCTGCGCCAATGTTTGGAGTAACAAGAGTTGGTGTGTTAGCAAATACTAATGCGCCAGTTCCTGTTTCATCTGATATGACTCCTGCTAGTTCTGAAGATGATGTTGCAGCAAGTGCTGAAATCTTACTTGTTGTATAAACACCATTTGTTACTGTTGCAGCATTTCCAGTGTATTCTGTTGCTGAAAGAACTTGGGTTCCGTTAACCTTTAATACCTTGCCAGAAGCAAGATCAAAGTGCTCAGAAGATGTCCAAGAATCAGTTGCATCTACCCAGCTAAGAGTCTTGTCTGTAGCACCTTTAAGAGTAATACCACCACCGTCTGCACCTGCATCAGTTGGAGTTGCTACTGAACCAAGTGTAAGATTCTTATCATCAACTGTAATTTCTGTTGAGTTAATTGTAGTTGTTGTTCCGTTAACTGTTAGGTCCCCTGAAAGAACCAAAGATGTTCCAGTTGCAGCACCAATGTTTGGTGTTACAAGTGTTGGAGTATTAGCAAAAACAAGAGCTCCAGTGCCAGTCTCATCTGAAATAATTCCAGCAAGTTCTGATGAAGATGTTGCAGCAAATGCGTTTAACTTATTATTTGTAAGAGCAACAGTTCCTGTAGCATCTGGGAAAGTTATTGTGCGGTCTGCTGTTGGATCAGTTACTGTAAGAGTCGTCTCATGAGCATCAGCGGTTGCACCTTCAAGAACGATTGAACCGTCTGAAAGTGTAAGTCCTGAAACTACTGGGCTTGTAAGTGTCTTATTTGTAAGGGTTTCTGCTCCAGCAAGAGAAGCTACATCGGCATCAGAAACTGCAGTGTTTAGCTGAGCAAGAGTTGAAGTAACTGTATTTGAACCAAGAGAAATTGACTTGTTTGTTAATGTTTCAGTTTTGCTTGCAGTTGACTTATCATCTAGTTGAGTTTGAATTGCTGATGTAACACCATCAACATAGTTAAGCTCTGTTGTAGATAGTGTTGCTCCATCAAGAATATTAAGTTCTGTAGAACTTGCAGACATAACAACATCTTCGTTAATCTTTGGTGATGTTAATGTCTTGTTAGTAAATGTAGTTGTTGATGATGCTGTTACTGTAATATCTGAAGTGAGTGCGACTGTTCCAGTTGCGTCTGGGAAAGTGATAGTGCGGTCTGCTGTTGGGTCAGTTACTGCAACTGTTGTTTCAAAATCATTTGCTGTAGCACCTTCAAATACAATGCTTTCATTAAATACACCAACTGCTGCTGGGGCTGCATAGGCTAATCCTGATGCGGTTGAACTATCTACTGTTAAAACGTGTCCATTGGTTCCACCAACGGCTAAACGAATAACGGTATCATCTGCGCTACCTACTAGTAAATCACCCTTAGCATCAACTGTGCCTGCTGTGATAATATTTTTTCCATTAACGGTCGCAGTTGATCCTTCAACTACCAGTCCCGCTTTTACTCTAAAATCTTTTACTACTGTTGCCATCTTATATCTCCTTGGTTAGGCCTTTAACCCCATACGCATATAGCGCAAAGTTATAGGTGTTATTCCCCCTACTGGGACAACAGTTAGTGAAACTGTATCTCCAGCCCGTGAAACAGAGATGGTGCCAATATTCCCATCATTATCTATTGTTCCATACTGACTGACGCTAACATCTGTTCCGTCAACCAGAATATCCATTGATGTAGTGAAATACTTATTTCCACCACCAGCTACATATTTAAGAGAGATCACATACTTCATTGATCTAAACTCACTTGCTAAAAAATTATCAAATACTGTTGAATTTTCAATACCATTGATTGTTAATTCATTATTGCCATCTGATCCAAGATCAGTGGACCTAGCAGAAGCACTATCAATTAGGTCTTCATAGTTTTCCTGTGTTGGGCGGTCTCCAGTTTGAAAGAGAGCCTTTACGCTTGATATTGATATTTTCGCCATAATGGAATTATATCATATATTTCAAAGTATATAGTTATTGACACCGATTATTTGAAGTCCAATACCTGGAATTCCAGCATTTGCTCCCAAGAGTCCAATGGTTGTAAATCTAACCCTAAATGGAAGAACTTCAATAGCAATAGAGGTTTTTTCGTTTGCAATAACATTTAATTCTGGATAGTCTGTTAATTCTATAGATGCAAAAAAAGGTTTGACATCTGTAACTGTTGTTAAATTACTAAGGTCATTTAATTCTGTTAATGGATAACTTTTTGACTTTATATTGGAAGGTATAAAACCTTTATCACTTATAGCGACTGATGCCATTATGATTCCTCGTTATTTGTAATATCCTCAACTATAATCATTGATCCCCGAGCAACTGTCCATACACGGGTTGCATCTCTTAATTCAATATCAAATATATCTCCAGTATTTAAACTTCTTGATTCGGCAGATGTTAGAGATACTGTAAATTCTCCTACACTATCCCCTGCTGCTGCTGCTGGAAAAATTGTTCTTACATGTGCTGCAGTATTACTATCTATGTCCCCTGCTACAGTTGGTCTTTTAATTTCCATTTCAATATCCCAGTCAGCAATCACTAATGGATCTTGATTATCATCTGTCACATATACCCTAAATGCTGCTGTATCACCTTTTACAACTGTCCAAGTAACTGTTGGTGGTTTTGATCCAACAGAAAAAGAATCCTGCCCTGTAGTTCTATATGTTGCCATTATAATAAACCTTCCTTAAGTGCTCCCCAAGTAGCTGCTACTGACTTAGGAGATGTAACAATAATAATTCCAGTTGTTGAATTAGATTTTCCAACAATACCTACTGAAACAGCATTTGATGTTGGCTTTGTAGCGGTTAGCCCTCCACCAGCTGCAACATATAACACATTTCCAGCGGTATATGAATTAGTATTGATATCGCTAAAAATTCCAGAAACAATAATAACGCCATCAGTAGAATTTCCAATATTTGTTTGAGCTAGTCCTACTACTGGAAATGTTCCTATAGTAGATGCATTTGCTTTTGCAATTGTTGGTTTAGTTGAATACCCCGAAATATATACTGGATCACCTTTTGTAATTGATGCTCCACTAACATTTCTAACTTCTAATGTATGATATGCAACTCCAATAGTTGGCAAGATTGCATCAATTGCTTCAGCCAATGACTGAATATCTTCGTGAACATTAACAGGATCTGTTAATATTGGATACGGTAAATCATAGGTAATAGTCTCTCCTGAAGCCATTTATCTATTATACCACCTGTCAAATATTATTTTATTAATTTATAAAAATGTTACAAAAACTTGCTTTTTACCTAGAATTCATGTTATACTTATATCATGCTACCAACTGGTAGCAATTGTTCTCTAGGAGGTTATTATTATGAGAAGAGACAAGAAAGCTTGGATTGGAATCCTATCTATAGTTGGATTGCTCGCACCTATAAGTAATTCTGCTAATGCTATAAGTGTTACAGTTGAAAATAATTTACTAAGTAAACCGTCGGTTAAATCTGTTGATCCTGCCCCCAAAGGGGCATTTTTGGTTTCTAAGGTTAGAAATCAAATAGCACTAAAAAAATATCAAAATGCAGACAGACTAACTGATCGTCAACTAGTTGATCTATTAAAGGCTGTTGGTTTTAGAGGTAATGGATTAAAGACCGCTTGGGCGGTAGCTAAGGCTGAATCTAATGGGCAACCAATTAGATATAACGGAAACATTAAAACTGGTGATAACTCCTATGGGTTATTTCAAATTAATATGATTGGGGAACTTGGACCAGACCGTAGAGAAAAGTATGGCATTAAGTATCACGGAGAATTAATGAGCCCCGTAAGAAATGCTGAAATTGTTTACGCTATGACTCAAGGTGGAACAAATTGGAAATCTTGGAAATATGCCAAGACTCCGCCTGTTAAGAAATGGTTAGCAAAGTTTCCTAACAAATATGCTTAAATAAAATATTAATATTACCCCCTATTTATTTAGGGGGTTTTATTTTTATCTAAATGTAGAATTATTTATATGACTAACATTTATGCTATTTACATTAAAATGACTTGGCAATGAAGATACCCAAAGAATAGACTGAGCAAGATCTTCTGCCGTCAATGCATTGTCCTTTTTTTCTGATTGAGTATCAATTGTTCCAGGACAAATTTCAGTAATTTTTATGTTGTATGATGGAAACTCTATTCTCATAGTTTCTAATAACCCAATTTCACCTCTTTTGGCATTTGTATAATTACCTCCCCCAGGATATGGGACATTGCCACCTATAGAAGTTACAAAAATAATTGTTGGTGATACTGATCTTTGCATACATGGAACAAAAAGTTGAGAAAGATACATTGGTCCCGAAACATTAATATCATAAGCAATCCTAAAATTTTCCATAGTTTCTTGTATAATATTTTTAGGGTTTGAACCACCACCAGCATTATTAACTAAAAGGTCTAGCGTAATGTCTTTATATTTTTCAAAAAAAGATTTTATTTGGTTTTCATTTGTAATGTCTAGTTGATATGTTTCAACATTATCCGATATTAATTCTTTTAATTTAGATAAATTTCTAGAAACAGCAATAACCCTATATCCATTTTCAGATAAAAACTTTACTGTAGCATGTCCAACGCCTTTACTTGCTCCAGTTACTATGGCAGTTTTCACTATTTACATTGTTTCTTGTTTGTTATTCCATGACATATCATTATGTATCCAATGACCTGGAACCATATATTTAAATCCTGTTTTTACAATGTGTGCAGTATGATAATAAGGTGCGGAAGAAGGAAATATAATTATACTTCCAGCTTTTGGTTTAACACCAAATGCAATTTCATTATTAGCCAAGGCTATATCATAATCAAGACTTGGGGATGGCGCTGAACGAACATCTTCATATGGAGACATAACAAAAGAAATTTCTCCCCCCTCAAAATCATCATTAAGATACATAACTAAAGAATATCGCAAAGTTTTATCTCCATCTAGTTGATCATAATGTGATCCCATTCCAATTCCCGCTTGATATTTTTTAATATTAAAGGTAGGAAAAAGTTTTGGCTCATCGTTATCTCCCATTGCCTCTGCATAGTCTTTACATACGTCATAAAAAGATTCTGTAACTGTATTATAAATAAAAGCCATTTTGCTTTTTAAAGGCTCTTCTAAAGTATTAATTTGATTTAGATCAAACGTTTTGGTTACACCATAAATAAAACTTTTATCGTTAGATGCTGTCCAGTCTAACCATAAAGAAGATTGGCTTTCATTTTCAATTAAATCAACTTGGTCTATAGTTGACATTAGTTCTGTAAAATTTTTTACGCCATCTGGATAATAGTATACTTTTTCTTCTAGGATCTCTTTGTTCATTTTATCTCCTCTTTAGTATTTATTGTTTTCATAAAAATTCTTAACCTTTATAAAACCTACCAGAACATATCTAATTGGTCCTGGACCAACATGCCTTACTCCGTGATTATAGTCTTTTGTTCCTGGAAATAAAAGAAGTGATCCTGGTTTTGGTCTTAATTCTATGTTGTGGTTAGAAAAGAAAATCTCTCCTTTTGAATAGTCTTCATTTAAATAAAGAATTGCAGCATGTCTAATGGATGGGTCTGTATCTTGGTCGGTATGTGGTTTTAGCTCTACCCCTTCTTGCATTCTTTGAATAGTTGCAAAACCACTAAGATCTAATGACTGATCTGCGTTTTTTACAAGATCTCCCAATCTTTTATAAATTTTGAGTTGAATTTCAGTATTAAGTATGTTAAAATTTTTATCTTCCCAGTTTTGAGTAATTTCAAATTTACCTTCTGCTACTAAATTTTCAACATCATCTCTTCCAAATTTTTCAAGACAAAAGTTTTTTAAATTTCCTAAATATTCTATACGCCAATCTTCTTCGCCAATACTATTTATAAGGCTAAAAATATCTTCTATTTCTTCTTTAGAAATAAAATTTTCTACCAATATAATATTGTCATCTATTTTTTTTATTTCAAAATTGTTTTCATTTAGTTCTTTTTCTAAAAAAGCACCCATATTATTTTAACTCTTCTATGCTATATTTATTTCCATTTTCATCCAACTTATATCCTTCTTTAAGAAGATTTTGCCATTCTTCTTTTTCAATTTTTTGAGCAGCCCTAACTTTGTCCATCTCTTCTTTCCATGCAGTTCTCAACTCTTCTGGATAGTCTGACTCTTCTCTATCATCCCAAAAAGATCCCAATGTATACCTAATGCCTTTAGTTATTATACTTACCTCATGCATGTTGTTGTGGCTACCGTTAAATGCTGCCAGCATTCCAACCTTTGGAGATAATTCAACATCCCTATCTGGAAACTTTAATAGTCCGCCATCAAAATCATCATTTAAATATAAAAATGCAGCATATCTACTTCTTTCAAATGCTCCAAAATTTCCATGCTCATCTGTGTTATCTGAATGAATTCGGGCAAAAGCTCCTGGTTCCCATTTTTGTGTATGATATCCTATTTGAGAAATTTTTTCTTCAGGGGTGTCATGGACAGATGCTACAGCTTTAATTATTCCACTTTTAATATCTGAAAATATAGTTGGAGTTAATCCAAATTCTTCTAGTTCTGGATCATTATCTTGTGGCAATACTGAAGAATATGATTCGTAAAAAGATATAGGGGTCCATGAAATCTTTTGATTTTCTGCTTGTTTTTCTAATGCTAAAATAATTTTAGCTGACTCTTCGGCAGTTAAAAAATTTTCGTAGACAACCAAATCTTCATTAATTCTTTTTTTATTATTTAGATTCATGGTTTTTTATCTCCAGTATGCTCTGTAATTTCCCAGAAGAATGGGCAAGTAAATCTTATACCACTTTTTATTTCAGTCACTCCATGAATATAATGCATATCACCTGGGAAAAAGTAAGCAGCACCTACTTTTGGTTTAAATTGAACACCTTGATTTGGAAAATACAGCTCTCCACCTTCATAGTCTTCATTTAAATAGAATAAACTTGAAAGATCATAGTTTGGAAAATCATTCGGCAATCCAGCATCTGGACCTTCATGTAGTTCTTTATCTGCGTGAGGGTGCTGATACTGTCCTGGAAGCCATTTTACTATTGTTGCTCCAGTTGGAATAACTTTAACTTTATAAAAATCTTCAATGATTGGTTCTAGTCTTTTAAATAAATTTGCAATAACTGGTGCTATTTTTGGATCATTTTTATTTAAACTTGGAGTAGTAGCAACTCTATCTTTCCAATAGTCTGAATCATATATGACTGTTCCATTTTCATTAACATGACTTTCTGTTACATCCCAAATTGTTATAGATTTTGCAGCTTTTTCTAAAAAGTCTATTTCATCTTGAGTCATAAAATTCTCTAACTCAACAATCATTTCTTTTCCACTACCAAACCAGCCAGAAGGTGTTTTGGAAGGTTTTCTAGTTACAACATTATCTAAGTCAGCCATAATTAAATTATACCATTGGTTCCATTTTTAGTATTATCTGTAACAGAAAGTTTTAAAACCTTTGCTTCATGCTTTCCAACAGTTTCTCTTTTTTCATTTACAGCATCTCTATACCAGTCTGTCCATTCTCCTTTTGAATTTATTTTTTGTGCTTCTTCTCCATAAGACTTTATGCTTTCTTGTCTTTTTTGTCCTGGATCAGAAAAATCAATAATATCAATTGAAGTATTGTTCATTTGAGTAAGCGATATTGGAACAACCTGTGCAATAGGAGTGTTAGCTTTAATTAAAATATTTTTGTTTGCAGTTTTTGCTTTTATTGCTAATGGAAAATCAGTATCAAGCCAAGAAGTGCTAATCAAAGATGACACAACCTCAAAATTGTCATCAAAATAGTTAACAGGAGTTATAGTAAACATACTGATATTTTCATCAGTTCTAAATATTAATCCAGTAACTATGCTTACTGTTGCCTGACCTCTTCCTGTATATAAGAAATCTTTTTTACTAAGAATATTAATATTTTCAGAACCTGTATCATTTACTCCGTTCCAAACAAACTCTATGTCTTCTGTGCAAGATAAACTCCAGCCAATCATATTGGCTTGAGTAACTGGAAAACACCTATAGGCATGTTTTTCTGGAGTTAAATCCATCCAATCTCTTTTTATAGACATTGGAGATATATTTATTACAGACTCTGGTTTTTTTTCAATTGATATATTAAGCATTAGTCTTCGTCTTCACGATACATTTCTGGAGTGTGAAATTTTTTATTATAATCTAACATAGTGACAATAGAATATTTTGTTCCAGAATGAACTGGCATTGCTCTATGTGGATACATAAAATTGGAAGGAAAGATAAACAAGTCCCCAGCCTCTGGTTTAACACTTAAATTTTGAAGTCTAAAATACAGCTCTCCACCCTCATAGTCATCATTTACATAAGCTACTAACGAAACTGTGCAATTATATGAAAATCCATGATCATGATGTTCTTGGAAATGTTGTCCTGGACCATATTTAATAAAATTAAAAGCTTCCCAATATTTTAAATCCATAATGTTATGCTGTGCTCTATAATCTTCAACTGCGTGGAATTGTGCATCATAAACATCTTGCCAAAGTGCTTGAAGAGCTATAGAGGCTGGATCTGAATCTTGTTGTATATCAGTCTTTTTAAATTTAAAATCGGAGCAGTCTCTGTATAGTGGCATAAGTTCTTTATATCCTACATATGCTGGCATCCAGTGGTATTTATTTCCATCTTTGGATAATTCTCCAACTGGGGCAAGTTCTCCTAAAGTATTTTCTAATCTATTTATAACATCAAATTCTTTTTTTATAACATTTTTGTATAAAAAAATTCCATTACCTAAATCTTTTTTTTCTGTCCAAGTTTGCATTTTGTTCCCCCTAGTTGTAATCTCTTTTAGACCAAACTTTATTTTTATAGATACCGCCGTCTGGTTGACGATAAAACTTCATGTTCTCTACCATTTTATCATAAATTTCTTTTTCTTGTTGAATATGTATTTCTTGTTGCCAATTTTCTCTTTTAAAAGGCAAGATTTGCATATATGGTGTTCCTGCAGGAATAGTTCCTTCCCAACCTTCTGGAATAAAGAATGGAAATGTTCCTAACAAGTTAACGCTATCTACATCAACAACACCAGTTGTATTTAAAAATGGAAGATCAAACCTATTCATTGGAGACATAAAAATAGCACTATATCCTTTTGGTAAATCTATAGCCCAATCTGGATACCAGGCAAAATGATCTTTATAGAATCCATATGGATGTTCAAATTGGGGCATTGGAGGTCTTTTTCCACAAAAATCTTGATATCTGGAATCTAATATTTTAACATCAATAGTTCCACTATCATTTTTAAAAAAAGTAATGTCACAGGGTGTTTTTAATATATATCCACTTGTAAACCCATCCAAAATAGCTGGACACGCTTTCCAAGTTGGGATCTTTCCATAATCATTTTCTGTTCCCTCTTTCGGAAATGGACATATTGTTGATGGAGCATTCCAGTATTCATTTGTAATAGGATTTTTGGCAAACCTATCGGCCTTTTTATACCATTCAGGAATAGAATTTTTAGTTGGACTTGGAGCCGATACACTTTCTTTATTTAGCCATGGCCTATAAGATATAAATTTAATTAAATTTAAAGATACATCAGACTTATTAACCATTATGTTTATGACCTAATTCATTTATATCTGTCATTATTACAACACAATACTTTGTTCCTGATTTTATTGGCAGTGATGCATGTTCATAGATATAATTTGAAGGGCAAAGCACTATGTCTCCAACTTTTGGCTTATAGACAAGATTATCTAACCTTGGAAATTTTAACTCTCCGCCTTCGTAGTCATCGTTAATATAGACTACGGCTGATACGGTGCAATTATATGCTGGCCCATGGTCTGCATGAATATTGAAGTGAGAACCTTCCCCCTCATATTTAACAAAATTAAATGCTTCGTAATATATTACATTTATTCCCCAATATGCAGCATAGTCATCTACGCAATATTTTAGTTTTTCATATATTTCTTGATGAAGATCTATAAGCTCTGAATTATTTTCATCCCTTGGTCCTAAATTTTCTTGTTTATATTTAAAATCTACACAGTCTCTTGCTTTTTTAATTGGAGTTGTAGAGTTTGTCACTTGTGCTTCCGACCAATTATATTTTTTGTCTTGGCTTAAATTTGACTCAAGAGTATTTATATATCTTTTAGAATCTTCTAATGAAAATACATTTTGATAAGCATTGACACCTAATGCTAAATTTTCAACCAATACCCCATTGTCTAGTGACTTTTTAACTATTCTATTGCTTGATGTTTCAGATCTATCCTTTGTAAACCAGTGATTTGAATTTTCATCATTCATAAATACCCCCTTTGTATAATCATACCACAAACCTAAAATTTAATAAAGTTTTTAGAATCCAAAGAATGGTGCAAAGTATGGGAAGAACGGTGGGAAAAATGGGAAGAACGGGAAGAACGGGAAGAATGGGAAGAATGGTGGGAAGAATGGGAATGAAGGTGGGAAGAATGGGAAGAATGGTGGGGCTACTGGAGTAACAGAATCAGATGCTGATGATGCTGCTGATGTTGCAATGACACTATTGTCAGTATTTCTTGTTTGTGCTGTTACTGTAAATGTATAGGCAGTTCCATTTGTTAATCCTGTAACAGATATTGGAGAAGTAGCAGAAGAAGCTGTAACTGATCCTGGAGAAGAAATTGCTACATATATATTATTGGTTGATGGCTTTCCTAAATATGATGGATTTGTAAAAGGAACACTTGCAGAAGCGTTGCCAGCAGTTGCAGTTCCTATTGTTGGAGCTGTCGGTTGACGTCCATCAGACGATGCTGATACCCCTGGAATTATTGGCATTATGCAATCAAATCTCCAATAAGAACCCAAGTATTTTCTGCACGTTTAATTAATGTAGCAGATGACCATTGTGCTCTTAATTTTAGTCCTGGTGTTGCATTTATAGTTACCCCACCAGTTGCCACAACGGTTGTTTGACCAACACCAGTTTGTAAAATATTAATTTGAGATCCAATTGGATATGCAACTGATGAGTTTAATGGGACAGTTAAGTTGTTAGCAGAAGCATTGCTTATTTCTACTAATTTATCTTTATCTGTTAATACTAAAGTGTAAGATGCTGCTTGAGCATTTATAACTAATGTTGATGTGGCAAAATCTATTGCTGCCGTTCCATTTCCTACTTGAATCTTTTTATTTGTTGTATCCCAGGAAATTCTTGCATCTGTTGTAGAAGATGTTGTAGATAATGTTAGGTTTGGAGATGTTAAAGAATCTGACCATTCAAGTCCTGTTGCTGTGGCGCTATTTGTAGTTAATATTCTTCCATTTGCGCCTGCAGTTAATATAAGTGGTGTATCGTTTGCAGATGCGCTAAGAAGATCTCCCTTAGCATTAAAAGCAGACTTTGCAACTGCTGTAGTAATGTCAACTGCTGTAATCTGATCTTGAAGACTATTGAGTGTATATGCTATAGATGGGTTAATTAAGTTTGCTTTATTGGTTTCTGCGGTATCAAATGTATATGACCCATAGTGATAGGCACGTAGTGCTGCTTGAATATCAGCGGCATCTGTATACCCTGGAATTTTTGTTGGAACTAGGGTTCCAATACTCTCAACTGCCATAAATCACCTCTTTGGAAATTATATCATAAGTATACATATTAAGACCCTGCAACTTCTAAAATTGATATAAAAATGTGAGTTACGACTTCAGCATTTAGAAGTGCCCAATCTCCATATGGGCCAGAATCTACATTGCTTCTAAACTCTACTGCTTTTAAATTAATTACAAGATTATCTCCGCCTGCACCAGAATCAATTTCAAGAGCTGGAATAGTCATAGAAGATGCTAGTGGATTATCATGAGCAATACTATACTGAACACTAAAGTTATCTGCAGACAAAGGAGTTCCAGTAATATCAATAATATTTGCAACTGGTATAACTATTTCTGCTGCCCCAGCTGTAAATGTAGTTAAATGATTTTCTGAATAAATTGTTGGATTAACGGATAACAATGGAATCCATGTGTTTCCACCAGGCTGAGATACATATTGATACATATACGCATAGCCATCTCCTGGTGAAGCGTTTATATATAAATCATTTAGTATTGGGGTTTGTCCAATCTCAATATCATTTGGATCTCCAATACCCGCAAAAACTTGGCTACCACGAGTTCCTGTTGGACCAATGTCAACTAATACTTCAACAGTATTTGGGGGACCTAAAACGGTAACATCATCATTACTTAATAATACATCTGGCATTACACAGCACCAGTGATATCATCAGTTACGGTTATTGATCCAGTTAGAATAGTTAAAATAACATCTGGGTTTGGGGTGGCATCAGTAATTTGAACATCATAAACATATGTTCCTGCAGCAAGTGTTCTTCCAACGGCTGGTGTAATTGTGCAAGTAATAATATCTGTTGTAGCATTTGCTACTGCTGCTGCAACATATTGAGTTCCTGTTGATCCACGTCTGTTAGCAATAGTGAAAGTTGCGGTGTAATTGGTTAAATCATAAGCAGACCCATTTGATGTTTTTGGACGGATTACAAACTCTGCAGTGTCGCCACGGTAGTAGTTAAAATTATATGTTCCTGGAAATGCCATTGTTCCTCCTATAATATTATACCATTAGGAAACTGATATATATATTCCTTTTAGCATAGCAGACCCTTCATTGTCAGACCTAACTTGTAGTATACCACCAAAAGCCTTAACCTCTTTGTTTTCTACAAAAACGGTTTGGCAAAAAGAAAAGTCATAGGAGTATTGATATTTCAAGTTTCCTAGATATCCTACTACAGAGTTTTGTTCATCTACAGAAAATGTTCTAATCCATAGTTCTGTATTGTTATTATAGGTTTCTATTTCTAGATCATACCTAATATCAACCTTAGACCCTTGCTGTAATGCTCTGAAATTAATTTTATTGGCTGTCTCGTTTAAAAGAGATACAGACTTGTTTGGAAGATATTTTTCAATACTTTGGTCTTTATCTATATTTAAAAAAACAGAGACCCATCCATCATCGCCTCTTTCTGGACCAATCCTTGTTTTATCATTGGTTAGATTTTTATAGTAAGCCCATCCTGGGTATTGTCCAGATGGACTATCGTATCCCTGGCCACCTTTACCTGGCTCTCCACGTTCACCTTTTGGTCCTTGGGGTCCTTGTTTTCCAGGATCACCCTTATCACCTTTTGGTCCTTCAATTCCTTGTGGTCCTGCGGGGCCCGTATCGCCACGTTCACCCTGAACACCTGGAACAGCAATATATTCTGTATTTACTACTTCTTTTACAGTGTCTGAATATTTTTTCTTTTTTGAAACATCTGGGAAGTCCATGCTTTTAGCCATGGAAAAATCATTTCTTTACTTTAAATATTTTTGTTCCAATTTTAATAATTGGAGGAAGATTATCTTTTTTGGCTGTTACTTTTACTATTGGCATTATAGACCTGGAGTTACATCGCCTAATACGCATATAGTTCCAATTACTGGAGTCCATACGGTGTCTACGTTTTGACCACTACCGCCTTCAATTACTACTTGCAAGTCAAACTGTAACTCTGCAACAACTGAGCGGTATTTTGCACTACCCCAATTTTCAGTAATGCTAGCTGGAGCCAAGATCTCAACATATCCTTCACCGCTAGTAGCTGTCAATTCATCTAAAATATCTCCAGTAGAATCATAAGCTGTAGCTTTATATGTCCATTCTGAGGTATCATATGCTGTAATTTCATCATCTTCAAAAAATTCAACTTTTAGAGTTGCGGTATCTCCACGGACAACAGACCATTTAATATTTGCTGGCGAAGCGCCATGTTTTTCTATTGTAGGAGCACACATAATAATTGATTATACCATAAAAAAGGACTAATCCCAAGGCGCTGTGGGGTGGGGGTGGCAACCTTGGGAAGAGTCTAACTAGATTATATCTTATATTTTTGAAAAAACTCCAGAATATATGTTTTTATAACAAAAAGTTATAACTAAAGGTTTAGACAAGAATATTCAAAAAGTATAAAATCCAGGGTATTTTTGAATTGTTATCAAATCGTTATAAAGTCCAGGGTATTTAAAGTTGAAACCAAATAATCTATAGTGTATACTTAAAATATATAAAGAAAAGAATATACTGTAAATAAGTTTTTAATATATCTTTATATATTATATATAGTTAGAAAATCCAATTATTTTGTTTTGCTAAATCAGAATATTTTATATATTCGTTATTCCAATAAACATCAAAATCTGAAGTGTATGAGTAGCAGTCTCTTTCATGATATCCGTGCAATGCTGATAATAAATTAAAATCAATTTCTTCGTTATATTTTTTAACTATAGCAGCAAATTCAAAAAAAGTAACATTTACTACATTGCCATTTCTTACAAACTCATCTTTTATTCTTATTAGCAAATCATCAATTATTTTTTTTATTGTATCAGATTGTCCTAAAGAAGCCATTGTCCCATTAGGCGCCATGCCATCTTTTATTTGAGGGCCAAGTATAAAATTATTACTTTTAATGTTATTCCTAAAAACCTGATCAATGGGGTTTTGACAAACAGAGTCCATATCAGTATATAGGCCACCGTATGTGTATAAAACGCATAATCTCCAAATATCTGCCTTGTTTATTGGGCTTAAATATTCATAATAGTAGTAAAGCTCATCGCTATATTCTTTTACGTGTATTTTTCTTGCTTCTGCATTACAATACCTATATTCCCAGTCTGGATTTAAATTTTTCCAGGTTAGTGAGGCCATTCTATAGTCATACCGCAAATCATCATAATCTAGCTCATATGTTTGCCAAATAATTTTTGGGATCATGACTAATGTTACTTTTTATTATGATCTGAAATATGTTCAATTAATAGATCAAACATCTTATCAGTTTTTTCTTCGAGCCGATTAACAGAATCTTTTAGGCTGGATCCAGAATTAGGTTTAAGTTCATTTAAATAATGTTTTACGAGCCATTTGATTCCACCAGCAACAATTGCAAAAATAGAAGCTATAGATAAAATTAGGGCTGCCCAGTCTTGTGGAGTCATAAAATATATTATACCAGTATTTGAGATAATATAATTAATTTTCAATTTGGCGGAAATTAAAACGGCGCCGAAATAGAGGTTATACAAACCTTCCCATAGACAACTATGGAAGAAACTTCCAATATGTCTAATAACGGTTATATCCCTGATTTGCGGGGGTATTTAAGTATAAGCCAAAGTCCACTATGGGAATATACGTCAATAGTCTTATATCGTCATATAGGATATACTTTGTATATGTCAGATGATGTTAAGCCTTGGGATTTAATTAATGGAGATAAGACGCCAGAAGAAATTTCTATATCCCGCCTCGAAATTTGTAAAACCTGTGAATGGTTTAGACCTAAAACCCAAACATGTAAGAAGTGTGGATGTTTTATGAAACTTAAAACTACTTTGGAAAAAGCAAAATGTCCAATTGGTAAATGGTAACTTGCAAAACCAAAATGTTTTTGATATACTTAATATAAACCAACTAGGGAGAATAAAATGACAAAAGAAGAAGTTATGAAATTTATGCTAGAAAGTATTAATAATGATAATCGTGAAATTTGTCGAAGAGGTAATATGCCTGAAGATCAAATTGAAAAGTCGATAAAAGAAAGCGCACCAGCGCTAGAGCTTATGGTAGGAAATCTATACAATAAATTGAAAGAAAAGAATTTACTAGTATAAATTATTCAGCAAATGGTTTTGATGAATGGGACTCTACGCAAATGCAGCCAGAGCAGCATAGTCCCTCTTGTGGTGTAGTGGTTTCTTCAGTCATGGATATATTATATCACTTATTATGATCAGAATCGGATTTACAGCTACAGCTATTGCAACATGTGTCTTCAAATATCTTTACCGCCAGATTTTGATGTTCAAATGCAAATTCTTGATCCCAGGAAGATTCTGAGTTTTCTAGATTGTCTAATATGGCCATAGGTTAATTATACCCTATTCCCTGGAAATCTGAAAAAATTTCTATTTTGAGAAAATCTGAATATTTTTGTCAGATGTATGATACATAAAATTAAAAATAAAATATAAAATAATTAGTGAGCACACTAGGGGAGTGATCCCCCTAGGCTACTTATCTAGCTTAGTTCCTGTAATGAAACCTTGAAACCCTAACACATCACAATTAAAATTTAATCGTGTATGCATAGGAGTATTCTTAGGTAACTCTACTAGGAAAGTTTTTACTGACTCAGCGTTAGGTAAGTTAATTTTTTTAACGTTACCGTTGAAACTTGTGAGTGTAACTATCATTCTAGCCCTCCATTCTTAAAGTCTTTAACCATAGCAACTACCATAGGGATAGTTACTGCTAGTAGTGCTAATTGCACTATGCTTGTTAGTAGTCTATTCACTTAGTAACTACCTCTCTAATAATATAGGAGAAACCTTTTCCTAATTTATTTAGTTCTGCCATAACCGCAAGAATTTCTTCTGGCTTGCTAGCAGTATTGCCTACACTTAGTAGACTTGAACCTTGCCAAATTGAATATGTAATAGTCATAGTTAGTTAGCCTTTCTTGCTAATGAGTAGTAACGCTTAGCGATAACGCTAGCCTTATCAAACCCGTATTTGTTATTTAGCACTAGGCATTGTTTAACGCTTAGTGTATAACTAGGGATAGGGTTATTAGATGATAGCGCAGAAGAACCAAACTCTTCTGCTATTTCGTTATATATAGTGTTCATATTTAGTGAACCTTTCTTTAATGCGATAACCTTGTGTTATCTTTTCCTTGCCTAGAATTATTTGCCTACTTAGTAGGGCTCATCTAGGAATTTCCTTTATTTAGTTTTTCTTACTCCGTAAGTCTAACATATCTACCCTGAAAAGTCAAGGCGACACGCCGTAGGAGTTGTGTGAGTTATCTCACACCCTAACGTCTTGTTCCAATCGAACGAAGAGACGAGGGAAGACGCTCATATCTGAGCAAACAGGACAGATACTATCCTGCAATTCGGGTGTTTGCCACCCGCATTTTGAACATTTATTGACTAACATTTTAGTCCTTTCTAGTTTAGAGACCTTCTCTAACTTTCTAATACTGCAAGTATAACATAGAAATGTCAAAAAGTCAAGGCGACACGCCGTGAATGACACGATTGTAATTAGTGATATACACCACATAATAGCTTGACATTTTTAGATCTTTTGTCTAATTTACCGGGGGTTATCCACAGGGTGATGCCTTATGCTGTGGATTGTTGTTCATCTGTTGTTCATCTTCAAATCCTGCGACACGCCGAGAAAATGTCAGTGGTAGGTGTTAGACTTACAGTATAAAGAAAGTTGAGAAAGGTTCTCAAACTAGAAAGGAATTCAAATGAATTCAACAATTATCAAGTGCGCTAAGCACACACCTCTTGAGAGTGCTATCTCATTCCATAATGACTATGCATATACCCTATGCACTGAGTGTGATACTAATATCCACTCATTCTATATTGACGCTGAAAGCGACCGCTTAGGTCGTTGGTCAAATTGGTATGGTGATAACTAATGAGTTATTTCGCTAAATGTTTAATCTGCGATAGTAAAATGTTTGCTATCTCAGAATCCGAATTCTATGAGAACAAATACACTTGTTCAGATTGCTGGGAATAAATGAGCACTTTTGTAAATCTAAAATCAGTTTGTGGTAATGCATCTACCTCAGTTGATATCTATGACTTAGATGCTAATCCAGATGGTGTT